GTAAGCTATGACTAATTCGGCACCTGCTAGGTGAGTACCTTCGTTGCTTTCGTATTGTCTCACGCAATCCCACCCAATCACAGTTTGCACGGGATTAATTAAGAGAGTGCATCCGCTTTGGCGGTTTGTTTTGTTTCGCAATTTAAATGAAGTTTTCATAAGTTTGATGCGACCTGTTGGTTAAAGTACTGATGCGATTTCCTCCGCCTCCTTAAATTTACGGCGAACCTGTGATTCAAGCTTCGACCATTCCTTTAAGAACCTTTTTATATTCGCCATGACTATGTCCTCAAGGGTGAATTCCTCTAAAAGTGAAGGTATATTCAAGATGTCTGACCATCCAGAGTTTTTCATGTACTCCACTTGAGCATACTTCATGCAGGTGGAAGTGGCTTGTTCGGCACTTACATGACCGAATGTGACCATGTCCTCAAAGGTGAATCCCTCGAAGGTTGAAGGTGTATTCAAGATTGATTTAACTGTAGGTAATTTATCCATAATAATGTATTTATTTGTTTAGTTTTATTGGCTACCTCTTGGTAACTGTTAGCGATTAGAACCTTTAGCATTTGCCAAGTCAATAGTTTTTTTAATTATTTTTTATATCTTTTGTAAGTGCTTGCCACTAGCTTCTTTATAAATTATATTTTTTTACTAGCCTTGCCTTATTACTAGCCTTGCCTTACTAGCTTTGCCTTACTATTGGCTAGCCTTGCCTTGGCTTGGCTTGCGTTGCCTGGTCTTGCCCGGTCTTGCCTGGTCTTGCCGCTAGCTTTTCCCTACTTGCGTTTAAATGCTCTTTAAAACGTTTTACCTATTGCCGCTAGCTTTGCTATTGATGGAAAAATAAAACGCCTTACAGAGCAAATTTAAGCTGTCTAGCTGTGCATACGCATGGAAAGATTAAGAGCTTTTCTCTTATGACAAGAAAAGCAATTCCTTAAAAGCTTTTCTCTTTACCTTTATAAATAGGCATAAAAAAAGACAGTCAAAAGACTGTCTCGATTTGCTTATGTAAGCTTGTTGAGATTAAAGCCAATAGTAGGTTTTATATGTGCCTAAATGCTCTTTATTAATTGGCAAGAGTGTATAACGATTTGCGACACAAAACGCGGTAACTTTTCCATTAAAAAGAGAAAGCATTTCAAGCCTTGGATTCCATAGCACGCATTCAAATGCGTTGCATTGATTGAATTTTAATTCTTTCATTTTATTAGTTTTCTATTGTTTCAATTACTGTTTTTAATTCATCAAGTGAAAGGATAAACTTATTTTTAATGCCGTCTTGCAAGTTGTCATTAAGCTTAACTTTTAAGATGCCGTACTTGCCTTTATTGTCTAAAAAGCGTAAATCTGTGCTATCCATGTCAAAGCAATCACGCAATGCGATTGCGTCTTGATAATCGCTTGCCAGTACTGGAAAAGCAATTGATTGTCCTTTTCTTATGGCATCTTTATAGTGCTTAATGCGAGCTTTTGAATCATTAGAATAGGAAAAAGTCAGGTGATAATTCGGCAACTCATGCCGCGTGAAGTCTTTTGTATAATCATAGAATTGCACATCTTTAAAAGCATTTATAACATCATAAAAATCAATGTCGCTTGTTCCGTTTAAACGCACAGCAAACTTTTTACCTTTTCTATCAGCTCGCTTTTTAGCTGTTTCAATTTCAGCTTTTAAAATCTCGTTTGCAATGTCTTTACGATAAATGCAAAGCCAACTCTTTACAATGCGTGAAATTTGGATAGTATACTTGCCACTTTTTGAACTCATAAGCGAGCGACCGCTTTCAACTAAGCAAGCAAGGCGGCAACCAGTTGAAGCAAATTTGCACAAATCAACGCCCGCATTTTTACTTGCGGACAAGTAAAGTATCAAAGTATCAAAGTTAAGTTTTTCACCTTTAACAATCTTTTGCGAACTGTTGACGCTGGCAAAGTAAGATATTTCCAAATCATTAAAAAGCTTTGTTTTCGTCTTATAAGTATAAGACTTGAGTAAGTTTTCAGCTTTTAACAATATGCCAAACTTTTTGGCTGGCTCAACTTCTCTTAAATAGCTTTCCGCTAATTCTTTTAATGTTTCTGTATTTTTCATGATATTTATATTTTTATAGGTTATAATTAGAATTAGATTGCATATTCCTCTTTTAATTCGTCAAAGGTTAAGCCTTCATGATAAGTAGTGCCAAAAATGTTTTCAGTACCTTCATGCATGACAAGCGAATGAATAACTTGCTCGATTGGCATTTCATCAAGCTCGCTTTCATCAATGCCAGCAAAGCCGCAAAAGCTTTGCCAGTCGACAAAATCAAATTCATCTTTGACGTTTGTATTTAAATCAAAAGACGAAAGACAAAAATTTGAGCAATCGCAATTTTCATCAATGCCAGTACTATAAACAAACGTAATTTCATTTGCTGTCTTAAACCACGCAATGCCATATTCAAGCAAGCTAGTTTCAAGGTTTACGTCTACTCCGTCTAATTGGATTTTTTCGATAGTTTTCATTTTATAAAGGCGGTTTTACAGCTCCGCAAACTGTTATATTTTTATAGGTTATTAATTAAATGTTTTTAGTTTATTAACTCTAATGCTGTTTTGATAGCATCTTGTCTAATTGATTCCTTATGTTCTACGTTTCCGTTTACATATTCTTTTGTTTTCAAATCGATTACTTCAATATTACCGTAACCTGATTCAATAATGACTTGGTCTTTATTATTAAAAGGTACTTTAAACGTAATTTTATAGATAGGTGATACTTTAATCGTTTTAATTGTTTTTAGGTTATTCATAGTATGTATTTTTTATAGGTTAATAAGTGATATTCGTTCGCTATCATTCATACAAAAAGACGCAATGCAAGTTTATTTTTCACGTCAAAACCTATCCTTTAATATTGGTATTAAAATAATCCTTTTTGAGTGTTCAAAGTAAGGTAATACAATGGTGGTGATATATCAGTTCAAAAGTGCTGCAATGCATTGCCATTAACAGAAAGAAAAAACTCTTTCAAGACAGCGAAAAAACCAGGACCTGGCAGCCAAAAACCACAGCCCAAAAAGTAGTGAACATAAATTCAGTAGTGAACATTCGTACAGTAGGGAGGAGGGGAGTCGAAGACTGGGCAGTCGTCAGTATATATATATATAAACAGCCCCTCAAAAAAATACTGCCCTCAAGGGGCTTTCCAGCGGTAGTCCTTTATTTACTGCCTGACCATATAACCCCTACTACCATGGTAGTTCTTCTTATGGCTATCAATCTTATGACTGCCTTTACGCTCACTTGGGGTTCGCTTTTGTTTAACGAATGACAGTCATATGATGTTGCTGCCTTATGGTACACAGATTGTACCACATGGGTAATCATTGTCAAGTACGGAATACATAAATAGTTGATACTTAACTATTGACAGCATATGGTAATATGTACGTATATTAATTCATGGAAGATAAGGAACAGTTAATGAGTGACATTGCGGACAGTATCCGTGAAATCTCTGACCAGAAGGAGGCACTTCATGTAAAGAGTCTAAGTGTATATGCTCCTGAGAAGGTAGCTAAGTTGCTGTACTTGTATTCTACTGGCAGTAGCCAGACTAGGCTGGTACGTAAATACGGCTTTGACAGGGAGACTGTTATATCCGTCCTAGCGGACTACGCCGACCATCTGGGTAAATTCAAGGATTTGAGTGGTAGAATCGCTGCTAAGGCATATTTGAATCTATCCAGCCTGGAGGAGGACTTAATAGACAAGGTGCGTGACCGCATGGAGAATGACCCCGAAATGGAGGTTAGCTTCAAGGACCTCAAGGAACTTTCAATAGCAAAGGCTAACTCGGCTCGTGAGGCACTCACGGCACGTGGGGAGGCAACGAATATAACTGAGGAACGCAAGGTGTATACTCAGGATGACTACGAGAAAACAATCGAAGCAGCCAAGAAGCGAATCGCAGATGCGAAACAGGTCAAGGATGCTGAAGTAATAGATATGGAGGATTAATATGTTTATGATAGATGAAGAACACGAGAATATATATGCGGACATTCGGGCAACGCTGGGAGAACACTTTCCTAACTTTTGTTTCATAGTAATGGATGACGCTGGGGATTTCTACTATGACTACACCAATGCACCCATTGGCAAGATGCTTATAAGTGAAATGAAGGAGGACATGGAAAGTGGTGGTCTAGAGGATGACTGGACCTGGGATTATGATGCGGAGGACGTATCAGACGATGACTCACTATACGAGGAATAATATGGGAAAAGGATGCTCACCACGACCAGGACACAATGCTGAGAAGCAGAGTAAGAACCACGATGAGATTGACTGGAGCA